AATCACCTTCTGGTCTCGGTGTCGGCGGTTGCCAATCATTATTTGCATCAAGCGACCAAGAAGCAAACGGTCGAGGAGCAACAAAGTCATCAGCCGCATCAAGGTAGGTGTATCCGATACCTGCGTAGGTCTTGCCTTCAACACCAATAAAAGTTTCAACCCATGTACCTGGATAACGCTCAGGATTAGCAGCCATAAACTCTGCGGTAACAACAGCAACATGAATGACCACATTGTTTGCGTCAATCTGTGCAAAATATTGTGCGCTCATACCTTGAACCTCACATAAACAACACCGACACTGCCAGCACCGCCAGACTGTGTAGCGCCTGAACCGCCGCCTCCGCCGCCACCACGAACACCCGCTGACCCAACGGCGTTCTTGCTGCCATTCCCGCCACCGTCTGTTCCTGTACCAGGAGAACCCGTAGCTGCGTCACCAAGTCCACCTCCACCGCCACCCGCATAACCTAACGATGAACCCGTGATTGTGGAAGTGATACCTGCGCCTCCGTTTCCGCCGTCAGTAAAACTGCCGTTTGCACCAACCGCAGTCATCCCACCACCACCACCAGAACCACGCCGAGCACCGAAGGTGGCTGTACCACCAGCAAAACCTGTGACTCCGCTCAATGTTGCCGTTCCAATAGAACCGTCAACATGACAGCCTCCACCTGATGAGCCGCTTCTGCCGTTTACATTTGTGGAACCACCACCACCACCACCACCACCCAATGCAATAATCTTTTCCAAAGCACTAGCACCACCGTTTGTACCTTGTGAAGAAGTTGCTCCACCAGCACCAGCAGCACCAATCTTGACAGAAGCATTGGCGGCGAGATAAATCGTTTGTGCTATTGCTTGACCACCGCCGCCACCACCACCCTGACCATAGAAACCCGAAGTGGCGTCACTACCACCACCACCACCGCCGCCGCCGCCAACAGTAAGAACATCAAACAGACCAGCCTTAGTGACCGTCAAAGTCCCATCGGTTGTGAAACTGAGCAGCGTGTACGCTACGCCGCCATCAGTGATGCTTGACGAGCTGCCACCGGTTGCAACACCGTACCCAGTTGACAAATCAACCCAAGCAGAACCGTTGTACACCTGCAACTGTGTTGCTGTCGAATAAGCAACCATGCCCGCAGAAGGTGTAGGGATCGCAGAACTTCGTGCTGCTGTACCAGCAAAAACCATCACGGCTTGATCCATGAGATAGCCCTGAACATCGGCTGCGTTCAGCACATCTCCAGAGTTGAATGTTTTGCGTCCTAAGCCTGCCATGATGTCTCCTAATCTACACGCTCACCCAAGCCGTACCGTTGTAAACTTGGATTCCTGTTGCTGTTGAATACGCGACCATTCCTGCTGAAGGGGTTGGGATCGCTGAACCTCGTGATGCTGTACCATCAAACACCATCACGGCTTGATCCATGAGGTAGCCCTGAACGTCGGCTGCTGTCAGCACGTCTCCAGAGTTGAATGTCTTACGACCTAATCCTGCCATGATTCTCCCATACTACTGAAGTGCATACGTTGCGTCATTGAGTTCAGACGTGTCAAGTATAAACGCTGTGAGAAGATCAATCTTGCCGAAGCCGATATTCACTTCATGTCTGGCAGGGCTGAGACGGTGTTGGATGGATTCGACAACCACATTCTGGGTGACGGTCAGCGGGGTACCGCTGGTGAACACACGGGTTACCGACAGAATGTCACCAATCTCCAAAGCTGCGATCTGTTCCTGTTGTGCAGCCGTCAACATGTTCACGAGAACCGAAGCCTCCGAGAACCTCACCTCCGGCTCACTGAACCTACCCACCAGGTTCGTAGCCAAAGCCGACCCAGCCGCAGCTGTATCCAACGGGATGTCAGTCAACGAGAAAGTCTTGATTCCGTACTCGGTTTGGCTGGCCGTACCATTCGCCACACTCGACACCGTCCCACCAGATATCTGCACTGTTGCACGGTTCACCACAGTCTCAGCACCGTAAATGTTCGACAACGACTGAATCGGGATAGCACCCGTCGCAGTACCACCAAGACTTGCCACAGCCGTCCCAAACGAAGTGGACACACGCGCATCAAAGTTGATGTTCCCAGAACGGTCAGCAAACAAACGACCATCCTCAGCGAACTGCACAGCCTGCAAAGCAGCCAACGCATTCGTCGCATCCTCATAGGCAACCGTGCCACACGTTGCCACACCAGTAGAGATAGAACGCAACGCTGTAGACCAAGCCACCTCACTCCTGTTCAAGATGGTGTTGACTCGGGCTGAGGTGAGTTCAGCCGATGGGGTGAATCCTGTGAGTGTCGTTTGTGATAGTTGGGCTAGGGCATCAACAGCGGAGATGCTTGCTGTTGAGAGTTGTGGTTCGGCATAGTCAATGTTCAAGTCAAAGACATACCCTGAGAACATCGAAGCTGTGCCAGCGGTGCCACCGTACACCTGCACCTGGCGACGTGGGGCAATACCCAACGCACCTTGATACCAAGTTGAGTCAGTGTTGAGTGGGTCAAACTGGCGGCCTGAAGCCTGGTCGTTCGCAACGATGTTGAGGGTGCCTGCGTTGAAAGTATCCAACTGGGTTTGACGACCACGATTGATGTTCACTGCTTGCACATATTCAGTGATGTCCACAAAGTCTGTTGAACCATCCAGCACGTCGGTGCCATTCAATGTTGATGAATCAAGTGTGAAAGCGTCAGCAAGAAAGCCGACATCCAACAACACCTTGACCGTTTCCCCCCACTTCATCACCTTCGCCATCAGCCGAACGTCCCCGTGAACGGGTTCCCTCCATTGTTCCTGGCACGACGATTCAGAATGTCCTGAATCTCCTGAGCCACCTGATCAGGACTAGAAACCAAACCAGCATTCACCACCACATTTGTTTGACCACGATAGATGTCAGCCATGCCACCACTAGCGTTACCAGTCACCGTAGACCCGACAGTGCCGGTGAACTCTGACATCGGATTGTTCGCAGCAATCTTCGGATACAACTTCGCCAACTCACCCCGCTTCTCCTCAGCATCATTCAAACGCTCCTGAGCCTCAGCCTCTCGCTCAATAGAATCAGCCACACGCTCACCCGCCTCAGCCTGCTTCTTCTTCGCATCATTGACCGCAAGCAACGCCTCCTCATAAGCCTTACTACCATCAGTCGCACCAGACACAGCCTCATTCAACAACTGCTGCTGATCCTTCAACTCACCCGTCGCATCAGTCTGATCATCAGTCGCATCCTTCAAAGCCAACTTCGCCTCAGCCAACGCAATCTCAGCCTCACGAATAGCCTGAGGAGAAGACTCAGGATCCTTACGAACCTTCGCCAACTCCAACTCAGCATCCTTCACCGCGAACGTCGACTGCTCAATCCGATACCCAGCCCGCTCAACGCCACGCTGAGCCTTATCCAAAGCCAACGCAGCTGCTTTCGCCTCCGGTGAATCAGCACCGAACCCAGCAGTGATCTGAACCAACCTTGCCTGCGCTGTGGCCAGATCAGCATCAGCCTGAGCCTTAGCCTCATTGGCTTTCTTTGAATCCTTCTGCGCATCAGTAAACGCCTTCGATGCTTTCGTCGAAGCCCGCATCGCATCCGTGTACTTCTCCAACTTCTGCTTCGCAGTTTCAACAGCCTTAGCCGCACCAGTAGTCGCCTTGTCTTTATCCTCTTCCTCTTTGATCCCAGTCCGAATAACTTTGCCAACACGCTCAGCGTTCCGAACCTGCTGCTCAGTAGTCCTGTTGCTCGCAAACTTCAACGCATCCAACTCCAACCGAGCCGACCTGACACCGTTAGCCAAATCCAAGAACAGTTGATCTGCTCCAGCAAGTTGCTCATCAATACGGTCACCGATGTTGCTGGCCGTTACACCAACCGCAAGAGACTTGAATGCACCAACAGCGTTGAATGACGCTGCACTAGCAATAACTCCGACCTGACCCAACTTCTCAATGACATCAGCCAAACTGCGCAAGAACTCAAGGGTGGCAATGTACGCACCTTTCATTACCTCAATGGCTTTGATACCGAAGTCGCCCATCGCAGCAATCGCAAACTCAAACGCTCGACCAACACCCTTCTCACCAAGGTTCTCAGCAAACGCAGTGATCGCAGGAACAATGTTGTCGTTGATGAAGTTGACGAAGTCTTTGAAATATGGCAACAAGACCAAACCGACTTCGGTTGCTGCATCAGACAACGAAGCCTGCAAGATACGCATCTGGTTGGCGAAGCCTTCTGAGGTTCGAGAGAAGTCTCCTTGAGCCAGGTTGGTATCTTTCAGAATCAACGCATACGCGGCCTGAGTCTTGGCAGTAATGTCAAGCGCACCCTTGCCGTCATACAAGCCCATATTGAATGCTTCTTGTTTCAAGCGTGTGTCGTTGATGGCAACACCGAAACGCTTCAACGGTTCAGCCTCACCGGACAAACCTGAACGCAACGCAATGATCGCTTCTTCGATCGGAGTGTTGTTGAATGAAGCCAAGTCAGCAGCCAACTGAACCAACGTGATTGACATGTTTGCGGCTTGACCCTCACCAATGCCGAAGGCTTGGATCAAGTTGCCGAACGTGCCTGACGCTTCCAACGCAGCCTGCTTCGTGATACCGAATGAAGCTGCTGAAGTCTTTGCGAAGTTGTCAATGATGAACGCCGAGTTGCCGAACACCGTGTTCACCTTCGACTGAGACTCTTCTAGATTTGACGCCTGTTGCACCAACTTGAACGAAGCCGCAGCCACAGCACCAGCCGCAGCAGTACCAGCAATCGCCATCGTCTTGAACGACGGGATCAGATTCTTCAAAGACTGGGCAACACCCTTCTCCATCTGCTGAGAAAGATTTGTGAAACTCTTCGCTACCTTTCCAATACCAGTAGTCGCATCACCAATATCAGATACAAACTTGACAACAAACGTGCGCTCACCAGCCATGCGCCGATTCTACTCGGATGCCTCCAACTGCTGACGCAAAGCACGAAACTCTGCCCTCATCGCATCATGCAAATCACGACCCTTCAAACCATCCCAACGAGACAAATCAGCAGGCTCATTCCACCAAGCCTCAGACAACAACACCGATTCATGTCGACGCGCACGAGGCTGACGCACCTGCCGAGACTTGATTGGCTGAGGTTGCTCAACAACATCCCAACTGAAATCGGTATCCAACAACACACCACTACCCTCATGAAACTCGAAGGTCTCACCAGGTGCATGCTGAGGAAGATAGAACAACCGTGCAGGGTCTTTCGTCTGCGGGTCACCAACAAGATTCAACCGTTCATGCAACCCCTGCCACACAGCCCGCCATAATGAAGCAGGCACACGCTCAGCCAAAGGCAACACCAAGTGATAGTGAGGATCATCATCACGATGCGAATAGGTTGAATACGCAAACCACTCCAACCCATCAAGCCTTGCCTCACGGAACGACTCACCGTCCATGTCCACAACCAACGCCTCAATGAACCGAACATTGCGATTGCCACGAGTAGTACTTGGGTAGTACTCGACCGGTGACCACAACGCGCCGTCAGTCTTGACAGCGTTCTCCTCATGGAACGCCAACAACTCACGCAGCTGCTCCCACGACGAAGCCAACGGCTTCGGATAGATTGACTTCACATTCTTGAACAGAACCGCCATGACCACCTCCCTACCCATCAGGGTAGCGAACTGGCAGGGAAAGTCAACTATCGCCCAGTTTGGTCAAAACCCTATCTATGGCGTTCAAATACTCGGTCGCTATATTGTTCTTGTTCTTCCTAACAGTAGGCCAGAAGAAATACCCTGCCTTGCCTCGATGCCGGAGGAACTGTTTGGTGGTCGGACTACGCCCACCACCGAACTCCGCACCAAAGAACACGTCACCCCTGGTCACCTTGCGCTTGCGACTGCGGTTGGGACGGGACTGCGAGACGAACCCAGACTTCTCAGACAGTTTGATTGTCGGGATTCTGTCCCGTTGCGCCCTCATACCTTTCATCACTTCTGACGCTTGGCGACTTCTAGTAACGGATGCGGCCTCATATTTGGCTGCGACGACCAACAAGTCTGCAACCTGCTGGGCTGCGATCCGCATCTCTTTGTTGAAGTTCTTGTCTGCTTGAGAGGCATCACGCAAGAACTCAGCCAACCCAATGATCTGAACTGGGTTCTGAACTTTGCGTGATGGTGCTATTGAAACAACACCAGCACGTCCAAGAGCTGCGCCGAAGATTGCCATTGGCTCAGACTACCTCTTCAGATGAATTGCCCTCCAACGAAGATAGGCAAGCATTGTGAAAATCATTCGTGGTGATTCTGCCAGCAACACTGATGGTGCAATACCTGTCTCGCAAGACAGGTACGCGATCATCCAGTGGGCTGACTGATCTCCAAAGGGACGATCACTGCTTCAGCAGCATCTCCCACTTCAAGCGATTCAATCTCATCGCACCATGATTCAAAGTCAAGGCCAGTCTTCTTCAACCGATGCTCAGCATGCCAACCCAAATACGCAAGGTCAGTCAACGTGAGTTCTGTTTCAAACTTGGCGACGCTTCGATTGAACTTGTTCTCAAACGCAATGAAGTCTGGGAACGCAGCCACAATCTTTCGTGACTTGCCATCGAGCGCACTCGTAAGTTCAAGTGCAATCTTCATATATACCTCCGCAGGTAAGGGTTGTTATGTTGAAACTATGCGCCAGTGCCAGTCTTGGTGATTGCACCAGAGATTGGATAGGTGATGCTCACTACAGCAAGGTCACCAACGGCACCCGATACAGGTGTCCAAGAAACGGGCAGAGCCGAGAATGCGTACTGCGGATTCGCAGAAGAAGCAGCAGCAGTTCCGTTTGGCTTGATCGTCATCGGTACAGCAGTGCCAGCAGTGTAAGCATCCCAGAACAACTTCTCAATCGTTGGGAAATCCTGATGCAACTCAAGCGTGACCGAGTTGTCGATCAAACCTTGGATTCGTGTCACAGCCGAGGAACCCATTGCAGTTGTTGCAACTTCAGCAGCTGTCGTGGACAGGGTCACGGACGAAACGTACTGGGTGATATCTGTGTTGGCAGTACCGAAGGTGACTGTCACGTTTGTGAAAACTTGCTTTGCCATTTGATGCTCCTGCCTTATCGGCTATCGAGTTGAACTACTTCTGCTCGGCTGAGCCGATGCGATAACTCTACACGCACCAGCCACAAGCGGGCAACCGTTAGGCGTAAACGATGACACGGAAATCCACCATCAGATAGGTGGTGTCGTTGCCTTCCATCGTGGAAATGTTTGAAGCCGACTCGACCAGCAGGTTCGCGACCACACCACCCAAGGTGCGATCCCCTTCCAAAGCGGCACGAATAGAAGTCGCACCCTCATAGGACAAGAAGCCATCCAACGCAGCTTGGGCAGATCGCTCAGCTGACCGACCCACCACCACAGAGATTGTGAACACATGGGTGATGAGACCGCCACGCATCGCACCGTTGTAGGTGATCGTGTCCAGCATCGGCCAAGCAAACGGGGTGTTCAGATTGTCAGGCTGATAGGCGTAAGACCTCAGCCCGCTAATCGTTGCAAGGCGTACCTGCAACCCCTGTTTGATTTGCGTGACGGTTGTTGCTTCGTTCATGCGAAGAGTCGCATCCGTCGATACGGTTCGACAAGTTGTGCCATGTCCGGATCAAGGAAACGAGAAACACGAATGGCACCCAAGTCACCGAAACCTGCAACACCAAGCGGTGAGTCATATCGTTTGAAGATTCGTGAAGCCTGAATGATCGTGGCCTGTGTTACAGGTTCAGGCACAGACGGCCAACCGAACACAGCAGTCACCTGAACCAAAGCCTGCTCGCCATAGTTGCCGTTGACCGTTGGGAACAGATAGTCACCAACTGCACGAATCTTGTCGTATGACCATTGCA